GATACCGCCAAACGTCACCAGAAAATTGATAACAGAGGGCGTTGCAGCGGGGTTGTCACTTAAGCGTATGGTCAACCTGACAACCCGGTGTCCTCAACGGGGAAGGAATAACCCCGCCATACTTACCGCCGCGCCATTTCGCGGGTTGCCACAACCGGAAGCGCACGGTCGACGAAAATTTAACGACAGGCTATCTATGAACCAGCTACCTCGCCGTGCGCTTTCGCGTTATGGTCTGACTTTTCAGGGAAATATCCTTTCAGTAAACTGTCAGTGCCGGATGCTCACCCGTGTCCGGCGCACGCACTCCACCTCACCCGTGGAGAACTCCTTAATTACCAACCTTAGCTTCGTTGGTTAGCTATTAACGCGGGTATGTAATCATTCTGGCAATGCTTAATGCCGCTGCTTTTTCCAGATTGGTGATATCCTGCTCCAGAGAGAACAGATTTTCAGCCTGCTTAGCCCTGGCTTCATTAGCCCATTTCAGATCCTGCGCTGCATTAATTTTCTGGTGCATCCACTCATAAAGTTCATCATCGGTATAGTCTGGCGCGATGATAACGGGTTCTCGTTTCTGCATACTGATTCCTTGCGGTGCTGTTTCGCTTATCAGCCGTTAGATTTTGCCGAACTGGAAAGCGCCTGTTTAAATTCGCTGAAGCTGAGAGCTTCTTCGCCTTCGGCAAGGCCTTCGAAGTATTCTTCGTAAGCCTTTTCCATGATTGTGTCGAAATCCATATCACCCACCTGAATTTCTTTCCAGCCAGCGACGCGCTCCAGATTCGGTTTTAAACGTTTTGCTTTTGGTATACGTCATTGCGGTGAACGTGCCGTCCTGGTTTGGAAACACGCCGTACACCAGAGATTCGTTGTTGCCAAGATCGATAGTATCCATGCTGACCTCATTTCCCCTTAACGCCGGGGTAGCGGAACTGTTTGCTGAGAACACCGTGCGGTGTCTTGATGGAAAATAATTTAGAATAACCTAACATGAGAGGCGAGTGTTTTTGTTAGATTGATCTAACAAAAAGGGTGGGCGCAACTAATCACTTGAAAAGAATGTTATTTTATTGATTTATTTTTACGCGCTTTAAGCATTTCTTCGAAGAGTTTGTTGAAGTTTTCTACTCTTGCGCGCATTTCAGACAGCAAGGCTTCCTGCTCGGAAGATGGAAGAGCATCGAATAATTCGATCAATTCTTTGTGGTTGGGAGTTAGCTCTGTTTCCACATGAAGTTCTTGTGCAGGCACTGGTGCCTTGTCTTCGTCACCAAACATTAGCCATGTAGGTGAGCACTTCAGAGCATCCGCTAAAGCAAACAATCGTTTTCCGACTGGCTGGGTTTCGTCTCTTTCCCATTGTGAAATTGTGACGTGAGCAACTCCAGCGAGGCGCGCGGCTTCTCGTTGTGTTAAGCGTAATTCTTTTCGTCGCGCCAGAACTCGCTGGCCCAGGGTTCTTGTATCCATAGTTAGGTAATTCTAATTTTTCTTGACTTAGGTATCCCGCGCACAATAATGTTAGAAAAGTCTAACAAGAGGGGGATTTGATGCTTAAAGTTGACGCAATTACTTTTTTTGGCAGCAAAACAAAGCTTGCCAATGCCGCAGGAGTGAGGCTGGCAAGTGTTGCTGCTTGGGGGATACTGGTTCCTGAAGGTCGCGCGATGCGTCTACAGGAGGCATCTGGCGGGGAGCTTCAGTATGATCCCAAAGTTTATGATGAATATCGTAAGACGAAGCGGGCGGGGCGGTTGAACAATGAAAATCACTCCTGAACAGGCTCGTGAGGCTCTGGATGCCTGGATATGTCGACCAGGAATGACACAGGAGCAGGCGACGATATTAATCACTGAAGCATTCTGGGCTTTGAAAGAGCGCCCGAACATCGATGTTCAGCGTGTCACAGATGAAGGTGGCGCGGTTGATCAGCGAGCGCTTGGTGTTAATCGAGTGAAGATATTCGAACGCTGGAAGGCTATCGACACCAGGGATAAGCGTGAAAAGTTCACGGCGCTAGTGCCTGCGATTATGGAGGCTATCCGGATTAGTGATTTCAGGTTGTATCGTGAAATTACTGACGGAAAAAGCATCACGTGCATGATCGCCGGGTTAAACAAAGAATATGGCGATGTGGTGGAGTCCGGACTGCTTTTTGCTGATCCTGCCGTAGTGGATCGTGAAACTGACGAACTTATAGAAAAAGCAATTGCTTTCAAGCTTGCGTATCGACAGCAATACCAACAAAAAGCTGGATGGAATTATGAGCCTTCTTTTTGCTGAACGCCCACTGGTTATAAACACGCAGCTGGCAATGAAAATTGGCTTAAACGAAGCCATTGTTTTGCAACAACTGCACTACTGGTTGAGAGATACCAACTCCGGCATGGAATGTGATGGTGTTCGCTGGATTTATAACACAACGGAACAATGGCTGGAACAGTTCCCATTCTGGTCAGAGTCAACGTTAAAGCGCGCGTTTGCAAGTCTGAAAACGCTGGGGCTTTTGCGTTGTGAAAAGCTCAATAAATCAAAGCGCGATATGACCAATTTCTACATGATCAACTATGGGAGCGAGCTTTTAGATGGTGGCAAATTGAGCGAATCCATCGGTTCAAAATGCGCCGCTCCATCAGGTCAAAATGACACGATGGAAGAGGTCAAAATGAAACGCTCCATTGATTCAAAACGACCCAATGTCATCGGGTCAAAATGGCCTGATGATCTTACAGAGAATACAACAGAGATTACTACAGAGAATAAAAACACTTTTCGTCCGGAAGCTTCGCAACCGGACCCGCAGACGACTGAACAGGATTTTTTAACCCGGAACTCCGACGCGGTTGTGTTTAGTGCGAAAAAACGCCAGTGGGGTAGCAGGGAGGATTTGGCGTGTGCGCAGTGGATCTGGGGGCGGATCGTGGGTCTCTACGAACAGGCAGCCAGTGATGATGGCGAGATCATGCGACCAAAAGAGCCTAACTGGACTGCCTGGGCCAATGACGTGCGCACAATGCGGATGCTGGATGGCAGAAGCCACAGACAAATTTGCGAAATGTTTGGTCGGGTTCAGCGAGATCCATTCTGGGTAAAAAACATCATGAGCCCGTCAAAGCTCCGCGAAAAATGGGACGAACTGGTCATCCGCCTGGGACGTTCACCTGTACAGCGTTGTGTTAATCATATTTCTGAACCGGATACAGAAATTCCGCCTGGTTTCAGAGGATAAGTGTTGATTTCAGGTCATGAGGTAATTTTAAGGGGGACTTGTGGCAAAAGTTTTTACACAAGAAGAGCGGGAAAAAATTAAATGGCAGGTGGTGGAACTCGTGCGCCAGAGCGGCCGTGAGACGTTACGGCAACTGGAAGCTAAAACAGGTGCGACTAGATATCTGATGAGCGTTCTTGCCAGAGAGCTGGTAGCCAGTGGCGATGTATACAACTCCGGCTACGGGTTATTCCCCTCTGAACAGGCGCGTAAGGACTGGCAAAACGCCCGCAAAAAACTCTCGAGGGCAAAGGTGAAGAAACCTGCTGTGGTTGATCCGGACCTTATCTGGTCATCACCTGACGGAGAAATACGTCGCTACGACAGTCGCCTAAACATAATCTGTCGCGAGTGCCGGAAGAGCGAAGTTATGCAGCGCATACTGGCTTTCTATCAGGGTAATTTTCAGGACGTGGCGCAGTGAGTGCACCGGCAACCATTCTTGATATGTGCTGTGGCAGCCGCATGTTCTGGTTCGATAAGTCTGACGAACGGGCGATATTTAGCGATATCAGAAAAGAAGGATACACATTACGCAATGGGAGACGCTTGATTATCAGCCCTGACATTATCGCAGATTTTCGTGCATTATCATTTGCAGACGCATCTTTTTCGATGGTTGTATTAGACCCTCCGCATCTTGAGCGTGTTGGTGATAACGCCTGGATGGGAAAGAAATATGGACGGCTGAATAAAGATGCCTGGCGTGATGATTTGCGACAGAGATTTAAAGAAGCTTTTCGGGTGTTGAGGCCGCACGGCGTTCTGATTTTTTAATGGAATGAAACGCAAATACCGGTAAGCCAGATTCTGGCACTGACAGATAGAAAGCCTGTTATCTGTCAACGAACAGGGAAAAAACGATAAAACCCACTGGATTATTTTTATGAAAGAGGCATCCAGTGAGTAGATTCGTAAGGTTACAGATACGTATATCTGAATAATTAAATTCAGTTCTGTAAATAAAACTTAATCCTTAACCGGATGGATTTCTGCACCCTCAGAACATCAGGAGGCCGCCCGAAAGGGCGGTAGTGAAATGCGAAAGTTCAAAATTATTATTGAAACGGGAATAGCTGGTGGAGATTTTGAGGATGTATTCGAAGTGGACGATGACGCAACACCTGATGAAATTCATGACGGAGCATAAGAAATTTTCTTTAACTACTGCAATTACTCATACCACGAAATAAAAGACGATGAGGAAGAACAAAGTGGCTGATTTTTGTTCAGCTAAATATAACATCAGTTTTGAAGAGCGGGATGAACTATTAATGGACTATGGTGAGTTACGCGGTGGAAGTGCTGCTGATGTCGAATCCTAGCGTGATGACTATGAAGCGGGAAAAACTCCGGTCGAAGCATATTGTGATGAGTGGGGCGATGAATGAGCGAGATTAATTATCAGGAAGGGCATGAAACGGCGGGGCAAGCAAAACCAGTGACATGGCGATATCGCTACGTGAAAAAAGGCGTTACGGACTTTCAGGGGAAGTAGTGGTCTGGTGACTGGAAATATGTACCGAAAAAAGAGGATTGTAACGACAGGCCGAACTATCAAATTCAGGCCTTATTCACTGCCTCACCAGTCCCGGTTACATCAGAAGAATTGGTTAAAGCTGTGCACTTTTATGAACAACTAAAACGCGAAAATCCACCAACATCCGGCAACTAGATTAATGGGTTAACTATGTCGGTTAAACGACCAGCCAACTGAAAAAGCGGAAACCTGATTACAGGTTGCCAGATAAGGCAATGAGCTACCTGGCGCGGAACGGACTGATAAGTATGGGGAATGTTTTACGATGAACCTTTAGACTAAAGAGTTTGTAACGCTATGTAAGTGATTTTTTCTGGTTTAGATATTTATATGTCCGGCCAAATTGAGGTGTGTTTAAATGTAATTGCACATTGATTGTAGGAGGAATAATGAAAAACGCATTGCAGTTTTTGTTTGTTGCGTTCTGGTTGTTCGCATCATGTATGCCCATCATCTTCACAGCAAGGTATATGGAAAAAGTTGATGTTTTGATATTAATATTTGGATATATAAATGCCCTTTTTTTAGGGGTGTTCATGGCGGTCATGTGCATTGAATACTGGCGGTAAATACAGCGAATTCCATTGGTTTAGTTGGATATTTACTGTGCTGGACAAAAACGGTTTGCGGGGAAATCTTAGTTAAGTAGAATGACTGCGGGTGCTTGAGGCTATCTGCCTCGGGCACGAACACCAACGGCAGGTAGAGAAAAGCCCCAGTTAACATTACGCGTCCTGCAAGACGCTTAACATTAATCTGAGGCCAATTTCATGCCAGACACATGTAGGTTAGCCTCTTACGTGCCGAAAGGCAAGGAGAAGCAGGCTATTGTTAACACCAAGCTGTAATGTCCCCTTTGAACCATTCTAAAATGTCCCCAGACAATTCTCTGGGGGATTTTTCATGACCAAAGAAACTGTTACGATGAGTCATAAGGAACTCCACCGACTTCAGATTATTCAGGAGTCAATTAATCGACATATTACTCAGGAACAAGCTGCGGCACGCATTGGCATTTCTATTCGGCAGGTTAAACGTCTGGTGCAACGGTATAGAAATGAAGGGCCTTCTGGTCTGGTTTCCCACCGACGTGGAAAGCGTCCTAATAATTCCTTTTCTACTGAATTCAGAGCAACAGTAATTTTACTCCTCAAAGGCCGTTACGCTGATTTTGGACCTACGTTTGCGTGCGAAAAATTGCGCGAGATACACGGTTTATCTTTATCCGTTGAAACTCTCAGAAAGTGGATGATAGAAGAGGGGGGTATGGCGTGAACGCCGTCGTAAAATTGCCCGTATATATCAACGCCGCATGCGACGACCATCTTACGGTGAACTGATCCAGATTGATGGCTCACCTCATGACTGGTTTGAAAATCGAGGCCCCAGATGTACACTGATCGTTTTCATTGATGATGCCACCAGTGCGTTGATGGCGTTGCGTTTTGTGCCTGCTGAAACAACCCGGGCTTACATGGAAACCCTCCGGGGTTACCTTAATGATCATGGCGTACCGCTCGCTCTCTACTCTGATAGACACAGTATATTCAGGGTAAATAACCCAGAGCGGGAAGGTGAGCTGACCCAGTTCACTCGTGCGATAAAGACACTGGGCATCGAGCCAATCCATGCCAACAGCCCGCAGGCAAAAGGGCGGGTAGAGCGCGCCAATCAGACACTACAGGACAGGCTGGTCAAAGAAATGCGGCTTCAGAATATCAGTGATATTGAAACAGCAAATGCATGGTTGCCGACCTTTATTGAAGCCTATAACAACCGGTTCGCTACGTCGCCTCGTACTACTGATAATGCTCATCTTGATGTGCACCATTCTGAAGAGGAACTGGGTTATATCTTCAGCCTACAGGCGAAGCGCGTTCTGTCTAAAAATCTCACTTTCCAGTACAAAAGCAGTGCGTTTCAGGTACGCAGTGAGGGCCGGGGATATCGACTTAGGCATTCGGTTGTTACTGTATGCGAGAACTTTGACGGTGAAATTAACGTTCTGTATGACGGGAAAGCGCTGGGCTGGGAAAAGTATGTTGATGGCCCGGAGCCTATACCACTGGATGATGAAAAGAGTGTCCATGAACGAGTGGATAATGCCCGTATTGATTTACGCTCAAAATACTATGTTAAACCTAAAGCTGACCATCCCTGGCTTACGCGCCGAACGCAAAGTCATCAGCAAGTTAAGCCCCCGAAGTTACCTAAAAAGAAGCCTGATCCCGATAAAAAAGATTGAAACCAAGATCGATTCGGTTGAGTGCATATCCATTCATAGGGTAGATTCTTAAGTCGCGTTTCTGGTGTTCATTTTCGGGTGGTTTGTTACTTGTTTTACCGGGGATATGCCAGAAACGCGCTGAGTCAGTCTGGGCGGTGCGCGTAATGAGGCGTTATGGTAAATAGCCTATGCTAATGTCCGCTAAGAGCAAGAAGCGGAAGTTGGCAGTTTTGTGGACTGTCCCCACAAAAGTGACTACAGAAATAGTTGCAATTCATAATTGATCATGGGTTGTCAGTTAAACTCGTGGCGATTTAAATAGACTAATTGGGAGTGCGTCCATTACTTATATCTTGTAATGTTAACTATCAGAAATGATACAAAGATAATATGTCTTTAAAGAAAAGGCTGATGGCGAAAAGTGGCCCGATGAGGGCCACAATACGGCTGTCACTTAGACGTAAATATCAATGGTGCCAGCGGTATTTGTATCGTCTTTTTTCTCTTCTTTTTTATCAGGCTGAACTGTCGCGTCTTTATTCTTTTTCTCTGCCTGCTGCCTTAACAACTGCTCCAGTTGAGCCCTGAGGCTTTCAATTTGCTTCTGTACCAATGCAGCCATTTCTTTTTTCTGCTGTGTCGTCATCCCCTCTTCCGATGAGATTTTCCCAAGCTTTTCAGTCAGCACCTGAATTTGTCTTGTGATTTTGGCTATTTCTGATGTTCCTTCCGGGGCGGAGTTGTTTGAAATAACGGTTGAGGTATTTCCCTGAATTGTGACAGACATAGATTTCTCCTTTTAAAAAAGCACTATCGGCATGCACAAAAAAATCTTTAATCGTATTTCTTGTGTCATTAATTGTTTGATGTTCAGATTGTTTTCCTCGCGGGCTGGCGCGCCTCAGAAAGTAAAGCTTGTTGACAGGGGTAAACGTTCGGCAATAATTTTCTGCCGCATGCGGGTGTTGCATAAAACGTGCTACGTTCCTTTATCGACAGGTCAGGTCACCGCTCACCCGCCGACGAGAAAGCAACACTGACATGCTAAAGCAAAAAATAGATGAATAAGTTGAGTTGTGCATATGTAGCCTGACCGTCACAAAGTATATGGTGTCTGTACCAGTAAGATGATGGCCGGACTCTTTAAAAACGAGCTGACCTGCACAATACAGGATGGACTTAGCAATGGCTGCTCCTGGCACAAAGCGGACAGTGATCACCGTTCTTACGACTACTTTCTGACTTCCTTCGTGACTTGCCCTAAGCATGTTGTAGTGCGATACTTGTAATGACATTTGTAATTACAAGAGGTGTAAGACATGGGTAGCATTAACCTGCGTATTGACGATGAACTTAAAGCGCGTTCTTACGCCGCGCTTGAAAAAATGGGTGTAACTCCTTCTGAAGCGCTTCGTCTCATGCTCGAGTATATCGCTGACAATGAACGCTTGCCGTTCAAACAGACACTCCTGAGTGATGAAGATGCTGAACTTGTGGAGATAGTGAAAGAACGGCTTCGTAATCCTAAGCCAGTACGTGTGACGCTGGATGAACTCTGATGGCGTATTTTCTGGATTTTGACGAGCGGGCACTAAAGGAATGGCGAAAGCTGGGCTCGACGGTACGTGAACAGTTGAAAAAGAAGCTGGTTGAAGTACTTGAGTCACCCCGGATTGAAGCAAACAAGCTCCGTGGTATGCCTGATTGTTACAAGATTAAGCTCCGGTCTTCAGGCTATCGCCTTGTATACCAGGTTATAGACGAGAAAGTTGTCGTTTTCGTGATTTCTGTTGGGAAAAGAGAACGCTCGGAAGTATATAGCGAGGCGGTCAAACGCATTCTCTGAACCAAAGCATGACATCTCTGTTTCGCACCGAAGGTGACACTTCTGCTTTGCGTTGACAGGAGAAGCAGGCTATGAAGCAGCAAAAGGCGATGTTAATCGCCCTGATCGTCATCTGTTTAACCGTCATAGTGACGGCACTGGTAACGAGGAAAGACCTCTGCGAGGTACGAATCCGAACCGGCCAGACGGAGGTCGCTGTCTTCACAGCTTACGAACCTGAGGAGTAAGAGACCCGGCGGGGGAGAAATCCCTCGCCACCTCTGATGTGGCAGGCATCCTCAACGCACCCGCACTTAACCCGCTTCGGCGGGTTTTTGTTTTTATTTTCAACGCGTTTGAAGTTCTGGACGGTGCCGGAATAGAATCAAAAATACTTAAGTAGCGCGCAGGGATAAGAGGGATGGTCCCTTAAAGGGGAGAGCTAATTATCCGGAAGGATTCTGATGATGAACATCGAAGAACTGCGTAAAATTTTTTGTGAAGATGGCCTCTATGCTGTGTGCGTTGAAAATGGAAATCTTGTTAGTCATTACCGCATTATGTGTTTGCGAAAGAATGGGGCTGCGTTAATTAATTTTGTGGATGCTCGGGTCACGGACGGATTTATCTTGCGCGAAGGTGAGTTTGTCACTTCATTACAGGCATTGAAAGAGATCGGAATAAAAGCTGGCTTTTCTGCTTTTTCAGGAGAATAAACTCATCTACAATCTTGCGCGGGGCTGAACTCCCGCTGAGTAACACCGTGCCACCGGAGAAAACCGATGGCACGCAACGCAAAATATTACAATTCTGATAATTCGCCCGTTCTTGCCTGCACGCACGGGCGGTATTCTCACGCATTCAAGTCTGAATGGTTCCAGCACCCTCCATGCACTGCAGAACAGGCCGAATGGCTGATTCATTCTTACCGCAGGCGCGGGTTCGAGGTTAAGAAAGCTCTCAGTCTCGACTATCGGCACTGGATAATCTCTGTCAGGCTGCCTTATTCCGAACGCCCACCACGTGCGTCCCGCACTTTCCAGCAACGGATCTGGAGGTAACGTGCGGGTATTACTTAGACCTGTTCTGGTGCCTGAGCTTGGGCTGGTGGTCCTTAAGCCGGGCCGTGAATCCATACAGATATTTCATAATCCTCGAGTGCTGGTGGAACCGGAACCAAAAAGCATGCGTAATCTGCCATCCGGAGTCGTTCCTGCCGTTCGCCAGCCGCTGGCGGAAGACAAAACATTGCTGCCGTTTTTTAGTAACGAACGGGTGATTCGTGCTGCTGGCGGCGTTGGCGCATTGTCCGACTGGCTATTACGTCATGTTACATCCTGCCAGTGGCCTAATGGCGATTACCATCACACTGAAACAGTCATTCACCGTTATGGTACCGGCGCAATGGTGTTGTGCTGGCACTGCGACAACCAACTGCGTGACCAGACATCGGAATCACTGGAGCTGCTTGCTCAACAAAATCTGACAGCATGGGTGATTGACGTCATCCGTCACGCAATAAGCGGTACGCAGGAGCGGGAATTATCTTTGGCTGAATTATCCTGGTGGGCGGTCTGCAATCAGGTGGTGGATGCACTACCTGAGGCTGTATCGCGTCGTTCGCTGGGATTACCAGCGGAAAAAATCTGCTCGGTGTACCGCGAAAGCGACATCGTACCGGGAGAGCAGACCGCCACCAGCATATTGAAACAACGCACAAAAAATCTTGCACCGTTGCCTTACGCCCACCAGCAACAAAAATCACCACAGGAAAAGACGGTGGTAAGCATCACCGTTGATCCAGAGTCTCCGGAATCTTTCATGAAGCTGCCTAAACGTCGCCGCTGGGTTAAGGAGAAATACACACGTTGGGTTAAGACACAGCCGTGTGCTTGCTGCGGTATGCCAGCCGACGATCCGCATCATCTGATTGGTCACGGGCAGGGCGGAATGGGAACAAAAGCACATGATCTCTTTGTGTTGCCTTTGTGCAGAAAGCATCACAACGAGCTGCATACGGATACAGTGGCATTTGAAGATAAGTATGGCTCCCAACTGGAGCTGATATTTCGTTTTATCGATCGCGCGCTGGCAATTGGCGTACTGGCGTAAGTGGAGAACGAGCATGAACCTTGAAGCCTTACCAAAATATTACTCCCCAAAATCTCCAAAATTGAGCGATGACGCTCCAGCGACAGGCACCGGTTGTTTAACAATTACGGATGTAATGGCAGCGCAGGGGATGGTGCAGTCGAAAGCACCACTTGGGTTGGCCTTATTTCTGGCAAAAGTTGGTGTTCAGGACCCTCAGTTTGCGATTGAAGGCCTGCTAAATTACGCGATGGCACTGGATAACCCGACATTGAACAAATTGAGTGAAGAAATCCGGTTACAGATTATTCCTTACCTCGTGAGTTTTGCCTTTGCTGATTACTCCAGGTCTGCGGCAAGTAAGGCTCGCTGTGAGCATTGTTCAGGTACGGGATTTTATAATGTATTGCGCGAAGTGGTGAAACACTACAGACGCGGGGAATCTGTAATCAAGGAAGAATGGGTGAAGGAACTATGTCAGCATTGCCATGGTAAGGGCGAAGCCAGCACAGCGTGCAGAGGGTGTAAGGGTAAAGGGATTGTTCTGGATGAAAAAAGAACCCGGTTTCATGGCGTACCGGTATATAAGATTTGTGGGCGTTGTAATGGAAACCGGTTTAGTCGTTTACCGACCACGCTGGCACGACGTCATGTCCAGAAGCTGGTACCAGACCTGACCGATTATCAGTGGTATAAGGGGTATGCGGACGTCATTGGTAAACTGGTAACAAAGTGCTGGCAGGAAGAAGCATACGCGGAAGCGCAATTGAGGAAGGTGACGAGATAAATGATTTTTGCTGAAGATGGCGACATGATGTTTGCATTTTTCAAAAAATATGGATAAAATTTTTTCAACGATGGGCTTTGTATACCCGACGTTAAGAAAAAGTAGAAAACCCGCTGATGAGCGGGTTTTGTGCTTTAAATGGGGCAATGGTAATGTTGAATCTCATCCCGGGACTCATGTCTGTTAACTTATTATTTAGCTGGTGACTTGGTTATTTGCCTGATGTTTAAAATGTTTTCTTCCAGTACAATGTCCCTAAACACAATGAGTCTGCTTATTATATTATTAGCAGAGCTATTACGGCCAAAGTACAGCATAAGCTTTTAAAGCCAATCAACCAGTCATCAAGACAGACGGGGTTATTCATAAAAACTCTCCATGTGTGATCCGATGGGGCCTGAAATTAAAGCTTTAATATAGCTCATGAAAGGTAAACATTGGCAGCTGAAGGGCCACGCAGACCATTTATCCGGCAAAATTCCACGCGTAATCCGGTGGTAATTTCTTCTGCATCGCGGAGATTGAGCGCTGAGACATGAAGCTGGACATCGATACGACCATCGGATGGGGTGATAAGACCCTTGCCGCTTTTGCCGTCAAAGGTTTTGACAATTCCTGTCATTTTACGGGACAAAAAAATTCCTTAATACTGATAACTTGGCGCACTATACACACGTTCCTGAAGAAAGCTATAGTTTTTTGATGGGGTTGAAGATGGCTGGATGTCTAAAATAAACATTGCTTCATATGTTCAACTATGCGTTAATGATTGCGTCGGTTTGAAGAACAGACGATATACGAAGTAGTTTACTAAAGCAGTTCTCATTTCAGGTGTTATTCACTTATTCCTTCTTTGAGTCTCTCCAATTAAGTACGAAGTCGTTTCTGTTATGCAAACCATTTATGCCGAAAGGCTCAAGTTAAGGAATGTAGAATGTCAAATAAAATGACTGGTTTAGTAAAATGGTTTAACGCTGATAAAGGTTTCGGCTTTATTTCTCCTGTTGATGGTAGTAAAGATGTGTTTGTGCATTTTTCTGCGATTCAGAATGATAATTATCGAACCTTATTTGAAGGTCAAAAGGTTACCTTCTCTATAGAGAGTGGTGCTAAAGGTCCTGCAGCAGCAAATGTCATCATTACTGATTAAAATTCATCGCTCGTCTGTATACGATAACGAAGAAGGCTGATGCCTGAGTAGAGATACGGACAGAGTAGTGAATATTGGATCTCTTTAATAAAAAGTAAGGAGGTCCAATACATGAAACAATGGCTAGCATATTTGGCAAAATCTTAATCAGGAAAAGTATGCTAACCATTGTGGTGAAGTGCAGGTTTGCTGCATGAATAGTTTTACAGCAGAAGCTAACTGCTGGCATGGCAAAACAAAGTGCGTAAGTGGATGACTCCCACAAAAAGCACCACAATCTCAAACCCGCTCAGGCGGGTTTTTTATTATCTGCTTTAAATATATTATTAAAATATAAAAAATACTTGTTACTAATAAAATCAATCAGGCTACAGCTTTAAGATTTGTCTGGAATACTTTGTTGCAATGAGGGCAGATCAAAAGGGCACCTTTTTGTACTCTTGAAAAACTGTGTTCTGACTCTTGGGTGCAGTTTGGGCAGGAACATTTAACGAGATAATTACGGCGTGATTTTGAGTTTTTACGTTCTGACATAGGCTTTTCCTGTATAAATGGCCGTATACAGTACACTAAATATGAAAACATTTCTCGTATTATTATTTTATATATGACTTTCTTTCAAAATAATTACCCACATTTTTAATGTGTATGTTTTTTTAGCGCCGTTGAGAACAACGTGTGCTGTCAAAACTACCCCGTAGACTCCGATCTTTTCAAACATATTGCACCATCCGTGTACATCGGGGTGAGGATATGAAATCAATGGATAAGTTAACAACAGGTGTTGCCTATGGCACATCGGCGGGTAATGCTGGTTTCTGGGCATTGCAGTTACTCGATAAAGTAACTCCGTCACAGTGGGCTGCAATCGGTGTGCTGGGTAGCCTGGTTTTTGGCCTGCTGACGTATCTGACAAATCTTTATTTCAAGATTAAAGAAGACAGGCGTAAGGCTGCGAGAGGAGAGTAATCCAATGACTCAAGACTATGAACTGGTTGTGAAAGGAGTCCGTAATTTTGAGAATAAAGTTACGGTAACTGTAGCCTTACAGGACAAAGAACGCTTTGACGGTGAAATTTTTGACCTGGATGTCGCCATGGACCGTGTTGAAGGAGCTGCGCTGGAGTTTTATGAGGCAGCAGCCAGAAGGAGCGTCCGGCAAGTCTTCCTGGAAGTAGCAGAAAAATTGTCAGAAAAAGTTGAGTCTTATCTGCAGCATCAGTACTCCTTTAAGATTGAAAATCCTGCCAATAAGCACGAGCGTCCTCATCATAAATATATATGAACACAAAAATCAGATACGGCCTGTCGGCTGCCGTTCTGGCGCTGATTGGTGCTGGCGCATCTGCTCCTCAGATACTTGACCAGTTTCTGGACGAAAAAGAAGGTAACCACACAATGGCATACCGCGATGGTTCTGGCATATGGACCATCTGTCGGGGTGCCACAGTGGTGGATGGAAAAACCGTTTTTCCCAATATGAAACTGTCGAAGGAAAAATGCGACCAGGTCAACGCCATTGAGCGTGATAAGGCGCTGGCATGGGTGGAGCGCAATATTAAAGTACCACTGACCGAACCACAAAAAGCGGGTATCGCGTCATTTTGTCCCTATAACATTGGCCCCGGTAAGTGTTTCCCGTCGACGTTTTATAAGCGGCTGAATGCTGGTGATCGTAAAGGTGCATGCGAAGCGATTCGCTGGTGGATTAAGGATGGCGGACGCGATTGCCGCATTCGTTCAAATAACTGTTACGGTCAGGTTATTCGTCGTGACCAGGAGAGCGCATTAACCTGCTGGGGGATAGAACAGTGAATCAGATATTCATGGTGATTTTTCTCGTGTTGTCAGGATTTATCGTCGGAAATGTCTGGAGCGACAGAGGATGGCAAAAAAAATGGGCGGAACGTGATGCTGCCGCATTATCACAAGAGGTAAATGCTCAATTTGCTGCTCGAATAATTGAACAGGGGCGAACTATAGCCCGTGATGAGGCTGTTAAAGATGCACAACAGAAATCTGCTGAAATTTCTGCCAGGGCTGCTTATCTGTCTGATAGTGTTAACCAGTTGCGTGCCGAAGCAAAAAAATATGCCATACGCCTTGACGCAGCGAAGCATACCGCAGATCTTGCCGCTGCCGTCAGAGGCAAAACAACCAAAACCGCCGAAGGAATGCTCACCAACATGCTCGGAGATATTGCAGCAGAAGCTCAGCTTTATGCTGAAATTGCTGACGAACGCTACATCGCAGGAGTGACTTGTCAACAGATCTATGAATCTTTAAGAGATAAAAAGCATCAAATGTAGGGTAATATTAAATCGGAACATTTACATCGCGGAATGTAAAATTTAAATAAAAAGGACTCTTCCATGAGCCAAAATTCCTGAAATCTTAAGGGTAAGATAAAAGGTCTTAATCAGAATGACACGTTATTATTAATAAATAAAGCTATTCTTTCATTGCTGTGTTTTTCTTTACAAAAGTAATCCTTGCTATGGGTGGTTAATCATGCGTTAATGGTGTTCTGGTTTGTTACAAATTTATCTGAAGCAGTCATTGTTATAATTTTATTATTTGTACCTCTTGAGATTTCCTTGTTGGTTTTTCTCTCTGATATTTTTTTTCGGACCATTCTGCCCAAGGGCTAATTTCTTCAAAAGGTAATAATTATGTCTAACAAAATGACTGGTTTAGTGAAATGGTTTAACCCTGAAAAAGGTTTTGGTTTCATCACGCCGAAAGATGGCAGCAAAGATGTGTTTGTCCATTTCTCAGCAATTCAGAGCAACGATTTCAAAACATTAACTGAGAATCAGGAAGTTGAATTTGGTATTGAGAACGGACCTAAAGGTCCTGCCGCTGTTCATGTAGTGGCGCTTTGAGGTAGACAATATTACAAACCATATTCACTTTAGATGCCCGTGTTGTCATGGTTCCCAGTATAGAACATCATCTTTTGATGTTTCTGACATGAATCCTTTCGGGGCAAAATGTATCTTTTGTAAATCAATGATGATTACATTTGATAATATTTCACAATACTTAAATGCCAGCCGTCTGTCGTTGGATTTAAAAAAGTGAAAATGAAGGCTCCTTCGGGAGCTTTTTTGCTTGGTATCTATTCGATGGATACTCACATACTACGGTAACATCATGAAAAAAATCATAGTTTTTTTTAACTCTGAACCTGCAGTGGTAGTGCCAGCGATGACTGGAGTTAACACCATCATGCGTGAATATCCAAATGGCGAAAAAACACACCTTACTGTAATGGCCGCAGGGTTTCCATCTCTGACCGGAGATCATAAAGTCATTTATGTAGCCGCGGATCGACATGTTACTTCAGAAGAAATTCTGGAAGCAGCAATAAGGCTCTTGAGTTGATTTGATGCTATTGTATTGATAATTCAGGAAAATTTTCTTTGTCTGTTTGTGTAAAATTTAGACTATCGTATGTTGATTATTGCGATGTTTCATCTTATCTTTTACACGTTTGCACCATATAATCGACTTACTGTGTAACTGGAAAGTCATAACAGACTAAAAGAGGAAATGATGAATATTGAAAACTTAAAAACAAAAGCAGAAGCAGATATTTCTGAATATATAACAAAAAAAATTATTGAACTTAAGAAAAAGACCGGGAAAGAAGTTACCAGTATTCAGTTTACCGCACGGGAAAAAATGACGGGTCTTGAAAGCTATGATGTCAAGATTAATTTAATCTGATGTATTCAATAATAAAATTTATCCATAAACCTCGTTTTTACGGGGTTTTGTTATATTTGAATGGTTCCGAATATCTAAATCACAATTGTTGATGGTTTTTATTAAACCAATGCAGTCCGGCTCAGGAGTGAGAGAAGCCGGACGTTATGGTTTAGCGTGGTAAGATCTGTGTAGTTTTCTGGATGCTTTCAGTAAATAGTAATGAATTATCAAAGGTATAGTAATATCTTTTTTGTTCGTGGATATTTGTAACCCACCGAAAAACTCCTGCTTTAGCAAGGTTTCTTCTGTATTCCTGAAATGTGATCTCTCTGGATTTCAGCTTATTAGAGGTCGTTTCTATAAGATGCCTATCCTTTGAAAATTTGACAGACACAATGTTTTTTAGGCCCTTTAATAACACTGTATTATCATTTTTTAATACAATATGAACATTCTCTGTGGCTAAATAGTAAATGTAATGTGAGACATTGTGACGTTTTAGCTCAGAATAAAACCATTGATAGTTTAAATCGTTTCGAACTTTATCAAATATTTGTTTAAAAATGACTACCTGATCCATAGATAAACCTTCCATGTGATATGAGGGGGCGTAGTCTGCACGATTATCTAAATTGCTTCAATCTGGTCTGACCTGTTTTCTGAGCAATTCAGTAATGTCACTCTTTTCTTTGTTTGCTTCAGAAGAAACTCTTTTTTCTGAGCACAGTCTCCGGCGGCAGGCTTCAATGACCCAGGCTGAGAAATTCCCGGACCCTTTTTGCTCAAGAGCGATGTTAATTTGTTCAATCATTTGGTTAGGAAAGCGGATGTTGCGGGTTGTTGTTCTGCGGGTTCTGTTCTTCGTTGACATGAGGTTGTCCCGTATTCAGTGTCGCTGATTTGTATTGTCTGAAGTTGTTTTTACGTTAAGTTGATGCAGATCAATTAATACGATATCTGCGTCGGTAATGACTCCAACTTATTGATAGTGTTTTATGTTCAGATAATGCCCGATGACTTTGTCATGCAGCTCCACCGATTTTGAGAACGACAGCGACTTCCGTCCCAGCCGTGCCAGGTGCTGCCTCAGATTCAGGTTATGCCGCTCAATTCGCTGCGTATATCGCTTGCTGATTACGTGCAGCTTTCCCTTCAGGCGGGATTCATACAGTGGCCAGCCATCCGTCATCCATATCACCACGTCAAAGGGTGACAGCAGGCTCATAAGACGCCCCAGCGTCGCCATAGTGCGTTCACCGAATACGTGCGCAACAACCGTCTTCCGGAGCCTGTCATACGCGTAAAACAGCCAGCGCTGGCGCGATTTAGCCCCGACGTATCCCCACTGTTCGTCCATTTCCGCGCAGACGATGACGTCACTGCCCGGCTGTATGCGCGAGGTTACCGACTGCGGCCTGAGTTTTTTAAATGGCGGAAAATCGTGTTGAGGCCAACGCCCATAATGCGGGCGGTTGCCCGGCATCCAACGCCATTCATGGCCATATCAATGATTTTCTGGTGCGTACCGGGTTGAGAAGCGGTGTAAGTGAACTGCAGTTGCCATGTTTTACGGCAGTGAGAGCAGAGATAGCGCTGATGTCCGGCGGTGCTTTTGCCGTTACGCACCACCCCGTCAGTAGCTGAACAGGAGGGACAGCTGATAGAAACAGAAGCCACTGGAGCACCTCAAAAACACCATCATACACTAAATCAGTAAGTTGGCAGCATCACCTAGTTTATGTATCGATCGACACATGGTTTTGCATTAGTGAGACACGACTGATGTACACAAAGCTTTGTACTGGATTGCAAGGCTTTGTGCTCTTCGATAGTGGTTAAGGCGGATTACTCCACCTTCCCATCAAGCCAGTCCGCCCACCACTGCATCATTTCTCTGCGCTTATCGAGATACTGAGCATGGTTGTAAATCCCACGCACAGATCCGCCGTTGGCGTGTGCCAGTTGCACTTCAATAGCGTCAGCAGGCCATTCGTGCTCGTTCATAATCGTGCTGAATTCATGCCTGAATCCGTGACCGCTTTCCAGACCCTCATAGCCGATTTGTTTGATCACAAGCAATACCGCGTTCTCGCAGATTGGCTTCTTCTTATCGTTGCGCCCGGCAAAAACAAACTCTGATACTGGTTTGGTGATTGAGCTTAGCGTAGTGAGAAGCTCAACCACCTGGTCCGACATCGGTACTACATGAATCTTGCGGCCCTTCATCACACTGGCGTCGATGGTGATAATCCTGTTTTCAAAATCGACGTTCTTCCATAGCATGGAACGAAGCTCTTTTGTTCTTAGGGCTGTGTAGCGTAAAACTTTGGTCGCAATGAGCGATACGATACTTCCTGAAAATGTTGCCAGTGCTTTGTTGAATGCAGGGATCTGGTCTGCAGGAAGAAACGGGAAGTTCTTCTTGCGGTATCCTTTCATGGCGTCTGCAAGGTCAGGTGCCGGGTTATATTTAGCCCTTCCGGTGACAATAGCGTAACGGAAAACCTCTCCGCATCTTCTGCGGGCTTTGTTGGCTCGCTCCATTGCACCGCGATCTTCGAATCTGCGGATTACTTCCAGCAGTTGCATCGGCTCAATATCCTGAATCTCAAGGCCGCCGATGATGGGTAAAATGTCGTCGTCAAACATTTTGGCAAGTTCGTTTGCATAGCCTACTGACCAGACTTGCTTCTTGTGCTCGTACCATTCCTTGTAAATCGCACTAAATGAATTGTTGTTAGACGAAGCCTTTTTCGCCTTTACCGGATCGATGCCAACCGAGATGTCTTTCCTCGCGGTCCATGCTTTATCCCTTGCTTCCTGCAAAGTCATAAGCGGATATTTTCCGACGGTCAGGATTTTCTCCTTACCGTCAATCTTGTAGCGAAGCTGCCATACCTTTTTCCCGGATACAGGGACATAAAGGTACAGGCCATTACCATCGAGAAGGCGGTATGGTTTTTCTTTCGGCTTTGCTGCTTCAATCTGCTTAACGGTGAGCATGGGTAAAAATCCGGTGGGTAAAATTATTTTATCCACTTTTTACCCGTCATGGAGTGCGGCTGTCAACGATCTGAAGCGAACCATGACGAACTGTGAATCTACGGAAGGCTTGATATTCAGGGGATTTTGCGGACTGGTACGGATGGGAGCGAACTGATAAATGGTGTCCCCTGCAGGAATCGAACCTGCAATTAGCCCTTAGGAGGGGCTCGTTATATCCATTTAACTAAGAGGACAATGCGGCATGAGTATACCCGCTAATGGAGTGCGGGGTAAGTACGCTGCCGCTCGATTGCTTAAACCCTCGCCATTTATGCCGGGTTTTTATAATTTTTCTTAATGTTTTCCGCACGTTCTGCTTTTTGGCGTGCTTCTGCTTTACGCTTATTGCTCATGTCGTTACGAATCTGTGCATGACTCATTAACGCGAAGATAAAGGTGCCGCCGCAGATGTTCCCCGCTAAAGTAGGTAGTGCGAAGGGCCAGATGAAATCGCTCCAGTGCAGCGTACCGTTAAACACCAGATAGAGGATTTCAACAGAACCGACCACGATATGGGTGGTGTCACCCAGGGCAATAAGCCAGGTCATCAATATAATCACCACAATCTTTGCCGCACCCGCTGCAGGAAACATCCAAACCATAGTGGCGATCAGCCAGCCGGAAATGATCGCGTTGGCAAACATCTCGCTGGGGGTGTTCTTCATCACATCCATGCCGATTTTGACAAATGCATCGCGAGTTTCTTCATTGAAGATAGGCATATATTCAAATGCCCACGCCGCAATACCTGTCCCGAGAATATTACCCAGCAGCACGACGCCCCATAACCGTATAAGTAAGCCGACGTTGCTCATTGTCGGTTTTTGCATGACGGGTAGTACCGCAGTCACGGTATTTTCGGTAAATAATTGCTGGCGGGCCATAATGACGATAATAAAACCAAAGGTATAACCGAGATTCTCCAGCAAGAAGCTGCCCGGCACACCTTCCAGTTCGACATGAAATATCCCTTTTGCCAGTAACGAAGCGCCCATCGACAGACCCGCCGCAATGGCTGACCACAGTAGCGCCATTGCGTCGCGTTCCAGCTCTTTTTCACCATCCTGGCGGATATGCTCATGAATTGCCATCGCCCGGGAGGGGAGTCGGTCTTCATCTATTTCTATTTTTTTGCCGCGCTCTTTTTCTTCGCTCTCAACTTCAATTTCGTCGCTGTGTTGATCAATTTTGTCGTTGTCCATGGTCTCTTCTCTTGAATTAGCACGTATAGCTAAAGCGTAGCGGCTTTTTTGCTCGCAACTGACGGGAGTTACTCTGAAAATGTAGAAAAGGCTGCGTTTGCCTTTTTCTGTTTCTATAGAATCAAGTAGCCTACAGGGCGGCGATTACCAGGCTATGATCAAATCAGCAAATCAGGGCGTCTGGACATCAGTTGACGTGCTGTTACAATCGCCCACACCTAAACAGGCGGATACGGTATCGTTCCGTCATGGATGGCAAACTGCATAAGCCATAAAAAAACAGGGAGACATTTATGAAGCTTCGCCTGTCGGCGCTTGCTCTGGGAACTACGCTTCTGGTGGGGTGTGCGAGTTCCGGTACAGATCAGCAAGGGCGTTCTGACCCGTTAGAAGGGTTCAACCGCACCATGTACAACTTCAACTTCAATGTATTAGACCCGTATATTGTTCGACCGGTCGCTGTCGCCTGGCGTGATTATGTTCCGCAACCGGCGCGTAACGGTTTGAGCAACTTTACCGGCAACCTTGAAGAACCTGCGGTGATGGTTAACTACTTCTTGCAGGGCGACCCTTATCAGGGGATGGTCCACTTTACCCGCTTTTTCCTGAACACCATTTTGGGGATGGGCGGCTTTATTGATGTTGCAGGGATGGCGAACCCGAAACTGCAACGGACTGAACCTCACCGCTTCGGTAGTACGCTTGGTCATTATGGCGTGGGTTATGGGCCGTACGTTCAGTTACCATTCTACGGTAGCTTCACGCTGCGTGATGACGGTGGTGATATGGCGGATGGTCTTTACCCGGTTCTTTCCTGGTTGACCTGGCCGATGTCTGTGGGTAAATGGACGCTTGAAGGGATCGAAACCCGCGCTCAGCTGCTGGATTCCGACGGTCTGCTGCGTCAGTCGTCCGATCCTTATATTATGGTGCGCGAAGCGTACTTCCAGCGTCATGATTTCATCGCTAATGGCGGCGAACTCAAACCGCAGGAAAATCCGAACGCGCAAGCGATTCAGGATGATTTAAAAGATATCGATTCTGAATAAGAAATAAATAAAAAAGGTGAGTCGCAAAACTCACCTTTTTTGTTGTTATCCCTCAATTACCACAAGTAAAAGGAGATAAACCGACAATGACCCGGACGTAATGATGTAAAAATACTGATGTTCGTCATTGACTATTTCCGATATTCA